CTCGGTGGACAGGATGCTGTCGGTCGTGATCAGCGGGATCCCGAACGCGTCCACGGGGAACGGGGCCGGCGCGCCGGTGGCGTTGACGGCCGTGCGGCTCTGCTGGAGCTGCGTGCGGCTGCGTCGGTTCATCGCCAGGAACGTCGGCAGCCGGCCGGCCGGGAACTTGGCCAGCAGGTTAGCAATCACATCGTCGGTCAGGCCCTTGCCGTCCTGGGCCGTCAGGTTGCAGATTCGGCCGACGCTGTAGGCACTGCCGATCTGGAGGCCGAGCCAGGCCAGCACCGACGTGTACATGCCGGTGTAGCGGCCGGTGGCCGTCTCGATGGCCTGCTCGACGGTCTCGCCGACGGTGATCTTGCCTTCCTCGCCGGCGATGACCTGGGCGTCGGAGCCGTCGGAGTTTGTGCGGATGGCCCAGACCGACGAGCCGGTGGAGGCGGTGCTGCCGCCGGCGTTGAGCACCATCGTGTCGTCGGCCTTGTCGTAGCCGGTGTTGTCGGCCAGGCCGACGAACCCGCCGGCGTCGTTGCCGGCGCCGTTGATGATCTGCTTCTCGGCCATGAAGAAGGCCGCCTTCAGGTGGCGCTGGACCTCGCGGGCGACGTAGGCCGCGGGGCCCTTCTTGTACGCCAGGGCGAGCGCCTTGTCCACGACGCACGAGGCGTCGAGGATCTTCAGCGTCACCGTCACCAGCTCATCGGCCGAGGCGGTGTTGAAGACGCCGGTGTTGGCGGCGCGGAATCCGACGACGGGCGCGCCGGTTTCCTTGGTGTACTTGTGGAGCGTCCCGTTGCTGGCCACGTCGGCGGCCAGGGCCGCCAGGACGGGGGCATCATTGAGCAGGTCGCTGACCGCGATGTCGGCGAGGTTGTTGTCGTTGATCACCAGCAGGTGTGTCAGGTCAAGAAGTGCATCGGCCATGGTTGAAGCCCTTTCGTTATCCGTGCCCCGGATCGCCGGGGCTGTTTTCTGTTGTTGCTGTTTTTCTCGCCGCGGCTACTTGCCGCCGCGAATCTTGATGATGTCCGCGAACTGCTTCTTCCCGCCCGGCTCCCGGCTGGGCTGGAACTCCAGCGGATTTGCCTCGCCGCCGCCCGCGGCCGCCAGCCGCTTGCGGAGTTCGGCGTTCTCGGCCGCCAGGGCCTCGGCGTGCTTTGCCTGGGCCTGCTCGAACGAGAGGCCCTCGGCGTACCACTGCCCGCCCTGTGCGCCGAATGCGGCGATGAACCGCCCGCACTCCAGGCGGGCTTCGCCCGCGGTAGCCCGTAGCCCGTTGTCAACAGCCGGTTGAGAAGCGGCCGGTTTTTCGGGGCTCCCGGCTACCGGGTCCTGGCTACCGCTCTCGGCTGCCGGCTTCGCCTCTTCCTGGCTGCCGGCTATCGGCTCCGGGCTACTGCTCTCGGCTGCCGGCTTCGCCTCTTCCTGGCTACCGGCTACCGGTTCCTGGACGCCAGCTTCGATCTCCGGCTTCGCCTCTTCCTGGCTACCGGCTACCGGCTCCTGGCTACCGATCGTTTCCTCTGCCATCTCTGTCTCCTCGTGGTTGTGGTCTGTGGTTGTGCTGGTCAACTGGAGCCCGTGGGCGTCCAGGAACTTTGCGATGAACGTCTTGACTCGCTGGGGGTGCAGCCCGACACCGCCGGACAACGCCACGCACGCGGGGGCCGACTTGGACAGGCCCAGCGCGTAGCTCATCATGGCGTCGGCCTCCTGGGCGAACTGCTGCTCGCGGTGGAAGAGGCCGTCGGGGTTGGCTGCCGGCTCATCGACCACGTCGCAGCCGCGCAGGGCCGCCAGCCGCGCGTGCGGCAGGTTCCGCGTGTTGCCCGCGTCGGGGCTGACGAAATCGCTGTCGTCTATGTAGCCGCTGGCCGTGATTTTGCCGCCGTTGGCCAGGATGAACTCGCCCTCGGCCTCGTAATCCGGCTCGAATACGATGCTCATCGCGAACGCCTCGGGGTCGCCCTCGGCCAGTTCCATCACATATTGTGCGAGGTCGCCGTCGGGCGTGCGGTGCGCGGCCTGGCTGAAATGCAGCTCGCCAACGGCCTTGAGCGCCGGCGCGCTGGGGTCGCCTGTCGTGCGTATGTTCTGCAGCCGGCCCAAAAACGTGCCCAGCCCGTCGCTGGAGAGGCCCGGATGCGTGAAGCGCGCCTTGACGCCCTTGGGCGACTCCGCGCCCAGGTCCGCCACGGAGGCGATGAAGTCGCTGTCGAGCCACAGGTCGTGGCCGAGCGCCTCGCCCCGCGTGCAGAGCGAGACTCCGCGAATGAGGCCGGCGTGGAAGTCGCCGCCCGACGGGTCGATGCGGGTCTGCCCGGCTGTCGCGACGGCCAGGCCGCGGGCCGAGGCCCGCAGATACTTCGGCCGCTCGGCCAGGCGATCCAGCTTCGCGTGCGCGGGGGAGGAAGAAACGGCGGAACCTGCGTTCCGGGTTCCAGGTTCCGGGTTCCTTGTTCCGGGTTCCTTGTTCCGGGTTCCAGGTTCCGGGTTCCTTGTTCCGGGTTCCTTGTTCCGGGTTACGCCTTCGGTTTTGTCAGGCATTGTCATCCACCTTTCCTTCCGAGTCGGTCGTGCCCGCGGGCTTTTCGCCGCCGCTGCCGTTGCCGGCGTCGCCGCCCTGTCCGGGCCCGCCCGCCAGCGGCGGCAGGCCGCGCTTGGCGCGCTCGGCGATGAGCCATTTCTCATAATCCAGTTGCTCGCGGGCGATCTCGTAAGCGTCCTGCCCGGCCCGGCGGGCCACGCGGGGAACGTTGTCCAGGTGGCTTTCGATGGCGAGTTGGTCAGCCTTCATGTCGCGGAGCTTGTCCACCCACGGCATTCCGGCCGGGACCCACTCCCACTCGACCTGATCGAGCGTCATTGCGCCCGGCAGGGCCAGCGAGCCGTCGAGGATCGCCAGCCGCAAACGCCAGGCGGTCCATTCATCCAGGAGCTGGGAGTTGTCCTCCCGCTTTGAACGGGCCGACGCCTCGTACTGCTGGATGTCCGCCTTGCGGCCGTAATAGTTCGCTTTGCTGGTGTCGTAAAAGCTGTACGGTATGTCGAGGCACTTGATCGCCAGGTCCGTGGAAAACTGCATCCAGTTGAGCAGTTCGGTCTCCGGCGTGTTGGTCGAGAGGAACTTCGCGTCGTCGCCGTCCTGGAGTTCGAGCTTGAACGGCCCGCTGCCTGGGTCCACGTCGTAAAGGTCGCTGTCCTGGGCGGCAGGCGTGGCGTCGGCGCCGCCCTCGCCGGCGGTCTCGCCATCATCATCGCCGCCGGCGGCGCGGCTGGCGGCCCAGCCCTCCTGCTCTTCCATCGCCTTGCGGAAGAAGACCAGGCCGAACATCTGCGCGACCTTGGCCTTGGCCATCGCCAGATCGCAGCCCTCGTAGATGTCCTGGAGGCTGTTGAGCGCGGGGGCCAGCGGCGTGATGCCGCGAACCTGATCGACGCGGTAGGTGGTGTCCCAGAATGCGTGCTGCCAGACGTTGCGTGCGGGGATAACCCGCTCGAACTCGTAGCCGCTGCCGTCGGCGGTCCGCTTGCAGATGCAGACGGCCTGCATCCGGCCGCCCGGCGAAACGCTGACGCCCTGGTACAGTTCCGGGAAATCCTCTTTCGCCCAGCCGCTGTCGGGGGGGATGCCGCCGGAGGGAAGCCGCACGCGGTCGCCCTCGATGATCTGCACGCGGCCGCTGGCGAGCTTGGCCCAGAACACGTCGCCATCCAGCACGCGGCGGGCCTCGGAGATCCGCAGACTTTTGGCCAGGCTGAATCGGCCGCCAACGTCGAAATTCTTTCGCAGGCCGGCCGACCAGATCAGGTCTTCGAGCGCGGCGTCGAGATCGTCGGCGCCGGTGCGGGCCTGGAACGCGAAGCTGCTGACGTAATCCAGGTGGGCGCGGACCATCCACGCGGCGGTGCAGTAATTGCGGATCACGTCGCGAGCGGTGCCGACGAGTTTCTTCCGCTTGGCCGATGTGAGAATTGCATCTTCCGAGCGGGTATCGTTGCGGGCCGGGCGGCGGCGGCCGCGGTCCTCGACTGCGTCGTAAGCGCCTCTGGCGAGCCGGCGTCCATGCCGACCCGTCAGGGCGCGAGCGACGTTCGTGATGTAGCCCGTCACGGTCATAGCCCGTCCAGTCTGATCCGCGAAACCCGCCCGATCACGCGGCGGGCACGCGCGTACTCAGCACGCCACCGCTGCAACTCTTGCAGCCAGTCCTCGACGTACTGGGCGCGCTGGCCGTCGATGTCCATGCTCGCGACGCCGGTGTTTTCGGCGACGAGCAGTTGGAGCCGCTCGATCTGCTCCTGACAGAATGTCGCGTGCGTCTTGACGGCCATCGTATCTCTCAATGCTGAAGGCTGAAGGCTGACAGAAGTGAAGAGCTTCGCGTTTTTCTGACTTCCGCCTTCCTACTTCCGCCTTCTGACTTCCTTTGTCGCCGCCCAAAGAAAAAGCCTCCCCGACTCTGTTAACAGTCAGAGAGGCTTTTCCTTCGTCTCCTTGGAGTCCCGCTGGCCAGCGGGCTTCTTTGGGCGATCTTTCGATTTTCAATCTTTCGGCGGCCGGCAGCCATGCGTCTCTCCGGTCATCAGGCTGTAATGATCGGCCATGCGCCACGCGGGCCGCAAGGGCGGAAAACAGAATTAAGGGGGAATCCCCATTAAATCTTGTAGCCTGTAGCCGGTAGCCGGTAGCCAAATTATGGGTTATAGTCCTCGACGATGACCTGCCACTGGCCGCAGTTGCGGCACATGGCGCGGGTCCAGCGGTGCCTGGTGGTCTTCGCGCCGTCGACCTCGCCGAAATGTTCGATGTCCCTGACGATGCTCTTTCGCAGCAGATCCGCCGAGTGGCACTTGCGGCACATCGCGGGGATCGCCTTGACCGGCGGGCAGGGGTCCGTGATGCTGCCGGCGGGCCGGCCTGCCGATGACTTGCTCTTGCTCTTGCTCATTTCGAGATTCCTTTCCGTTGTTGGTTTTCCTGTAGCCTGAAGCCTGTAGCCTGAAGCCTGTCGTTAAAAGTACTTTGCTTTTTTCTTCTTGCGGGGGGGCTTGCTTCTCTTTGGCGAAATGACCCTGCCCAGCAGCTTTACCCCGAGCATGCTTCCGGCCGCCATGCAGCCGGTGAGGCAGTCGAGCCAGTGATTGTCGCGGCCCGCCACCGGGTCGAGCCATTCGGTAAGCTTGCGGCCTTGGCCCTCGGTCGGCACTGGCGTCTCGCTGGTCAGATGCTCCGCTATGCACTTGTGCCGCTCCTGGCTGAGGCCCCACAGCGACAGGCACCCGGCCCCGCCGATGCCCACCGCCAGGCGGGCATGTAAAAAAGTCTTCCAGTAATTGGTGTCGATGTACGCCAGCGGCAGGCGGTGCTTGCCCTGTGCGAGCGTGACTTTCCACGACTCGCCGAGTTCTTCGCCCTTCTTGGCCCCTTCATCCAGCGGACGCTTGGCGGCCGTGATGCCGATGCCGCGGGCGGGGTTGACCACGCCGGCGAACTTGGTCTGCCGGCAGAACTGCTCGATGGTGTCCTTCTGCCAGCCGCAGTCGATCAGGCACAGGCGGATCTGCATGGCGGCCCCGTCGTCGCGGCCCCACGTGCGGCCAAGCTTCTCATCGGCGAGGGCCTTGAGCCCCGCGATCAGCGATGCCTCCTCGCCCTGGCCCTTGTTGACGATCATCAGCGTGCGGCGCGCCTGCCGCATGGTGAAGTACGCGAGCTTCTGATCGGGGTAGCTGCCGTATTCCACGAGGTACGAGGTGAAGTTCGGCTCGAAGGCAACTACGACATAGTAGAGCAGCTTCTTGTTGGCGTCGATGTACATGGCCAGCCTGGTGCAGCCGGCGGGGATGGCGCCTTCCTTCATGCCGTTGAGTTTGGCGGCGATCTGGTCGGCGGTGAGCATGCTGTCCTCGGGCCTGTCCAGCAGAGGCTCGTTCTGGAACTCCGCCCAGAACATCGCGTCGCCGTGCTTGAGCCGCAGGTTCACCGCGTTCTGGATGGCCGAAAGGCAGTCCGGCGTGAAGCGATCCGCCCATGAAACGACCGCCCCTGCGTCCATCGCGGAGCGGTGAGAGCGGTAGAACTCCGTGGCCTCGGCGCCGCGGTCCCCGTTCCGCATGCCGCGGGATCGGATCGCCGCGTACTCATCCCAGAGCAGCTCGTTGGTGGGCCACTCGTAGACCAGCTTGGTCCGCTCGCCATTCCACTCCGGGTGCTTCTCGCGGTCGAGGATCTGATCGGCCATGTCGTTGGGGCGGATGACCGTGCAGGGCATCATGGCGGCCAGGTTGCGGTCGGGGCCGGCCATGCCCAGCACGTCGCCCATCAGCAGCTCTACGCGGTCCTGAGTCTGCGTCACGCTCTTGGCCGAGCCCTTGGTCTGGGGGTCGTCCAGGAGGACCACGCCGGGCCGCAGCAGCGTGCCGTCGGGCATGTCGATGACCTGACCGCGAAGCTCGCCGCCGGTCAGGCCGCATGCTGTGACGATCGCGCCGGACGCCTCCGATCCGGCCACCGTGGGCAGCACGATCTCGATGTTGGTCCAGACCATGTTGGTGTAAACGCCTTGGCATTTCTGCTTTGCGGCGCGGCTCTTGGACCGTTCCAGGCATTGGACCGGGAAGCATATCCGGGGGAAGTCCTCGAGCAGCAGGATGCTCCGCTCAAACTGGTGGAAGATCTTCTTGAGCAGCTTGCGGGCGAGCCGCTCGGTGGCGGCGATAAGGCTGACGTAGTGCTGGTGCCCGTAGGCCAGTGCCCAGAGCACGGCTGCCAGGCACAGGGCCGTCTTGCCTGAACCGCGAGGCATGGCGAATGCGAAAAGCTTGCCCTCGAGCACGGCCTCCTCGATGTGCTTGATCGCCCGCAGGTGGTCGGCCGACCAAGCCAGATAGAACCATTCCGCCAGGTACGATTCGCAGAACAGCCGGAAGTCCAGCCGGCACGCCTCCCGCCGCCGCGGGTCCACGACGGCCGGCGGCGGGCCGATCTCCTGACCGGCCTCGGCAATGTCGGCCTGCCGCTTGGCCGCCCGCTTGCGATGCGCATCGTATTGGGCCGACTGGATTGCGGTGTCCTTGGCCACGCTTACCTCGGCCTCGCGCGCCGCAAGCCGGCTCGCCAGCCAGCAGGCGTATCGCAACAGATGAATGTGTTTGTCGTCGCCGATGCGCAGCCCGGCCTCCATGCGGTGGCGATAGAGCTGCCGCTCCGTGATGCAGCGGCCCAGCCGCGTGGAGTTGAGCATCCGCACAAGGTCGGCCGGGGCGACGCGGGTGAAGTCGAGTGCCATTTACGACGATATCCTTGCA